AGAATCTTCTGCTATTAAAGGTTTTGATCCACTTCTTGGAAAACCAAAATCTCGCCATTATATGTTGGCTAGAAAAAAACAGAGACTCGAACCGGGTGCAGCTTAAAGGTTAGAAAATGAAAATTCCATGGTTTACATATCTTATTATTCTGCTGGTGTTCGGCGGCATGCTCGGCGCAGGATACATGTACTTTGATTACACTCAGAAGCAGATTAGCACACTATCACAAGATCTAGGAACTGTCAAGGCGGAAAACAAGCTTCAGGATGAAGCGATTGACTCTGTTAAAAAAGCCAACATCGATATGAAACGAATTGCTGAAGTTATCTCAACACTTCAGTATGAAGCTCAGAAGGCTGTAACAGATCTTGAACGTAAATTTACAAAGATGACACTAGAAGGTCAACGTGACCTTGGTAGGCTTGCCGAAGCCAGACCTGACTCTATCGAACGTATCATCAACGAAGGAACTGATAATGTCTTTCGTTGTATGGAAATTTCAACCGGATCTGTATTAACTGAAGAAGAGAAGAAAGAATATGATGATACTGGCAAAATCTCTGACTGCCCTGGGGTTGTTATTCCTAGCTAGTTGTGCAACTGCGCCGCTTGAAGTAACAGTAGCTCCAATTGCTAAACCAGTTTTAATTCTCCCAGGTGTTCAATCTGTGGATATGCGCGACATTAAGTGGATGATCGTAACACCAGAAAATGCAGCACTTGTGTTTGAAAAACTTAAAGAGAACGGAACCAACCCGGTCCTCTTCGCGTTAACTGATGATGGATATCAATCACTTTCACTTAACTTTGCCGATATCCAGCGTTACGTTAACGAAAGTAACGGAGTTGTCATCGGTTACAAAGAGTACTACGAAGAACCAAAAGAATAAATACGAAACTGAACAGAGGTTAATCTATGGAAGATCAAACAACAGATCAAGATTCGGCCGAGGCTACTAAGAAGTCTCTGACGAATGTCATAGCTACCTTGCTTACCCGCTATAGATCCCAAAAGGATGCACCGGTTAAGGATATCTTGATGCTTATTGCAGCCTTAACTATGCTTAACTCACCAAACGCCTCGACCAACTATACTGTTGCCACCGCGAGACGTTTGATTTCTGGGACGGGGAAATAAACTATGACTGATGCAGCACTTCTAGAAGGAACCGTTTGGTTCATCTCAATGTGCCTTGTTGGCACATTGTCAATATTTTTCGCAACAAAACTAAGATCAATGAAGCCTAATACGGCTTCTATGCCTAAAATAAACTCTACCGAAGGTTCAAGACTGTTTTTTGTTTTCGGGATAAACTATCTAGTGGTTGCATTTGCTTGCGTCGCTTTAAGTTTGTTCACTGGTACCGATGTTTCTGATCGCTTTAACCAGGTTATCTTCGAGTGGTGGTTTTTAGAAATCTTCGTGTTCTTTAATTTGATCACATCTTATTGCCTATATACAGCAATAAAGAGGGTGGTCGTAAATGTATGATTTAACTAGTATCTTAATAACAATAGAATTGTGGATGTGGTTTGTTTCTCTGGTTGTTCTCGGAGTAATGAATTTTATATTCGTTTCTAAACTTCGGGTTGAATCTGATAAGCACCCTAATAAACTTGCTATCCCATCAGCAAATTTAAAAATTGCCCAAAGGTTAACTTCCAACTCGGCAATCTCGCATCTTATGTTATCATTCTTTGTGCTGATTGGAATTATTCTATTCGACTTTCCAAACAAACCAATTTTCCAACCGTCATTATTATCAACAGTACTTCCAGGAATTTTTATCTTCTGGAACATCAAATACATATATGACCTTTGGACAGCAATTAGAAAGTATTTGGTTGTAGTATGACGACATCAGTAGATTTCCTTACGGCGTTACAAAACGCAATACCCTCAATTTTAACAATCGCAACTCCAATCGGAGCAGCTGTTGTGTGGATTGTGGCAGAGCGCCGCAAGTATGCAAAAGAAACAGTAGTACGTGAAGACACCGAAGCCGAACGGGAACGCACATTTTCTGAACGTGTAACCAATCGTCTTAAGACAGCTGAAGAAACGATTGAGCGTCTTACTCGTGAGATCGTAGAGGAACGTCTTAAACACAATGCAAACCTTGTGCCAGTTGATGTTCTTAGAACAATAATTGACAACGACCCCGGAATCTCTTGGGTTAAGAAACGTGTGAAGAGCGGTGAGTATCAAATGGTACGTGTATCCGCTGGTTATGCAAAGATATTTTTGAAGGGTCCACCAGAATTGTATGATGGAAAATCAGACTTTGATATTTGGCCCAAAGATATTGCTGCAGAATTTGTTGCTAACGATGAAACTGTTTACACTACACAAGAAGGCCAACATGTTGTTGAATTAACAACAGTTGGACGTATCATTGGTAGAAAGTTTCCTGTTCGTCTGTCAGATGCTCAAGACTATATCATCGGAATCGGCGTTTATGAGCCTAATGCACCAATTCCTGTTGAACAAAAAGATACCTAGATAAATCACTTGCTTTCCACGACAAAACGAGTATAATCACTTATGTGATCTTAATATATTCGGTGAAGAATGCAGCAAGATAATCTTTGGTTAGAGAACAAGTATGTGATGCTTGTTTCGTCCCGTTTCCGTAACTTTAAGAAGAAGACTGCACTAAAAACAGTGTATAATATGTCATGTCCATTTTGTGGTGATTCTGAAGAGAATAAGCGTCGGGCACGTGCCTACATATTCCCTAAGAAGGGTGTACTTAAGTATTTCTGTCACAAGTGTAATAAGTCTGATCGATTCACTTATGTTCTTAAGGAAATTGATTCTCAGCTGTGGCGTGAGATGATGAAGGAACTACTGGTCAATAAGAATAAGACTAAACCTAAGTCTGATGTAGAAGAATTTGCAATGAAGATGAAGAAGCCATCATTCGTGAAAGGTACTGTGCTGAATGAACTCGTGAAGATCTCAGCACTACCGATTAAGCATCCTGCGAAGCAGTATATTGATGGTCGTAAGATTCCTTCAAAAGAACACTTCAAGCTTTTCTATTGTGAGAAATTCAAGACATTTACCAATGCTCTGCTGCCGGGTAAGTTCACTCATCCGGAAGATGATGAGGCACGTATCATTATCCCATTCTTGGATGAAGAGAAGAATCTGGTTGGGTATCAGGGTAGAAGTCTTGATCCGGATGCGGAGATTCGATACATCTCGATTATGCTTCAAGAGGATGCGGCTAAGGTCTATGGTCTTGATACAGTGGATAAGACAAAGACTGTGTATCTTACAGAAGGTCCATTTGATGCGATGTTCCTGCCTAATTCAATTGCTGCTGCTGGTGGTAATTTAACTGCGACAATTAGCTTGACAAAGATACCAAGAAGGAATATAGTAGTTGTCTACGATAATGAACCTCGCAATAAACACATTGTCAAGCAGAACAAGACCGCTATCGAGCAGGGCTTTAGAGTTGTCATCTGGCCGGAAGGTCTAGAGTACAAAGATATCAACCAGATGATCCTGGCTGATTACTCTCAAGAGTTCATTCTAAAGACAATCAAAGAAAACACATTCGCCGGAATGGAAGCTCTTTTGGTTCTTAGCCAACGTAAGAAATGCGAACTTGATGAAGGAAAACGATATGCCAGAAACTGACGCCACGGTAACAGCGTACAGCAATATTAATGAAACTATTAGTTATGTTGGTAGTATGCAATTAGAGCTACCACCACCACCCAAGTGGGAAGCTAGTTTCCTCGAACGTACTTGGGTGTTTGTAACTGCAAAGAACCCAAGTTGGTGGTTCAGGTTCTGGACTAAGGTTTTCTTTGGTGCGAAATGGACTCGCCTGTGACTGAATACGAATCAATAAGAAAAGACGTTCTACGTGAAGCAAAACTTATTATGGAGAATAACATGACGAACATAAAACAAGCCTGGATCGATGCTCTTAAGTCTGGAAAATATATTCATGGTCAAAAACGTTTGAAGATTGTCGGTGAAGAACAAACCATGCATTGTTGCCTTGGTGTTCTTGTAGAAGTTCTTGGTGATGAGATTGTTGGAAGATCTGATTCGTGTCCTGTCTCTGACGACCCAATTGATCAAAACCGGTTGACTGGTAACAGAATCAAAACTAAAGATGGTGTGATTCACTCGTATAATTATTTCGATGAGATTCTTGATTTAGCTGATGGGTTTCGACTCTCTGATCTTTATACAACGAATGATGCTTGGAATGTGAAAGATTATACTCTCCAGATTAAGTGGATCGAAAGAAACGTAATAGCAGTTGAACAGAAAGATCAGTAAATGATTAAGAACCGCCATGACAATACATACCACACGCTGCTAGAGAAGATTCTCGCCAAGGGTGTGAAACGAAAGAACCGAACGGGCGTTGACACCATCGGTATCTTCGGTGAGCAGATTGAGTTTGACCTGAAGGATACCTTCCCTGCTCTTACGACTAAGCGCATGGCATGGAAGGCGATCGTCTCTGAGCTTATCTGGTTTCTTCATGGCGACCAAGATGAGCGTTCACTAGCTTCGCTTGTTCATGCTAAGCCGGGTGAGTATGTTTTCACTGATGAACAGAGTCTTGAAGATAGTTTTGCGACGCATCGTACGATCTGGACGGACAACGTTGAAGCTGAATACTGGGTGAGTCGTAACAAGCAAGGTTACGTTGGTGATGCCGGTCGCATCTATGGTGTTCAATGGCGCGACTGGCAATACCACCGTGATGGTGAGTTTCATTCGATTGATCAAATTGATAATCTTATCCAAGGTCTAAAGAAAGATCCCTATGGTCGTCGTCATATCATCACCGCATGGAACCCTGGTGAGCTTGACCTGATGTGTCTACCACCATGCCACATTCTTGCTCAATTCAACGTCACCAATGACGGCTACCTTGAGTGTATGATGTTCCAGCGCTCTGTGGATACGTTCCTCGGCCTTCCATTCAACATCGCTTCCTATGCTCTTCTAACTTACATCATCGCTGCGGTAACCAAGCTAAAGCCGGGTCGCCTGATAATGTCACTCGGTGATGTTCACATCTACGAAAACCACGTTGAGCAAGTGGGTGAGCAGTTGACACGTTTGAGCCGCGATGAACCAAAGGTAATCATTCCAGAATTTAATGATACTCTGCAAGCGTGGCACACGATGCACCCAGATGAATTTAAACTAGTGAACTACAATCCACACCCTGCAATTAAAGCCCCGATGGCCGTATAGGAGATCCAATGATTACGCATTTCGAAACAGCATTCAACGTTGTGACAACTGAACCTCTTGAGGGAGATTTTGTTGTATCAAACAACTATCTCTACACCTACCCAATCAATATGAGAATCCTAGATCGTGGGCGTTTCTCTCTGTCGTCACCCAACAAAATTAAGTATCGTTAACGGGGTCCATAAGAACAATACACCACATAAATAATACCCAACCCCCTGTAGGATTATCAAAAATGAAAGATTACCAACGCGTCATTGCCGTGTCCAGATACGCACGATGGCTTGAGGAAGAGAATAGACGCGAGACTTGGGATGAGACGGTTAGACGTTACTGTAGTTTTGTTTTACCAGATAAGCTTACAACTAAACTTAAAGACGAAATATTCAACGCCATTGTGAACCTTGAAGTTATGCCTTCAATGCGTGCACTAATGACAGCTGGCCCAGCAATGGAACGTTGCAACGTTGCCGCTTACAACTGTTCTTATCTTCCAATTGATAATGTTCGCTCATTCGATGAGCTAATGTACATCCTAATGTGCGGTACAGGTGTCGGCTTCTCTGTTGAACGCATGTACACAGACAAGCTGCCAATTATTGCTGAACACTTTGAGAAAACCAATACCACCATCATCATCGGTGATTCCAAGTCTGGTTGGGCCAGAGCTTTCAAAGAGCTCCTGGCTCTTTTGTATTCTGGTCAAATCCCAAATCTTGATTATTCAAAGGTGCGTGCTGAAGGTGAGCGTCTAAAGACATTCGGTGGGCGTGCTTCAGGTCCGGAACCACTTAAGCGTCTTTTTGAATATTGCATTGACATCTTCCGTAATGCCGGTGGTCGTAGACTTCGTCCGCTTGAAGTTCATGATATTTGCTGTAAAACAGCAGAAGTAATCGTTGCTGGTGGCGTTCGCCGCTCAGCACTTATCTCCCTCTCGGATCTCAATGATCGTGAGATGGCAACCTGCAAGAACGGTCAGTGGTGGACAACCCATCCCCACCGTGCTCTTGCTAATAACTCAGCGGTGTATAATGAGAAACCAACGGTTGGCCAATTCCTTGACGAATGGAAGTCGCTATATGAGTCTAAGTCTGGCGAACGTGGGATCTTCAACCGTCAAGCATCAAACAACCAAGCCCTTCGATGCGGACGTAGAGAAATCGATGGAGTTCATTTTGGCACTAATCCGTGTTCAGAGATCATCCTTCGGCCGTATCAATTCTGCAACCTCACAGAAGTTGTAGTTCGTGCTGAAGATACTCTCGAAACACTGAAGCAGAAGGTAGAACTGGCTGTGATCCTCGGAACGATCCAGTCAACCTTCACCGACTTCAAATATCTCCGTAAGATCTGGAAAGACAACTGCGAAGAGGAAAGACTTCTCGGCGTTTCTATGACAGGTATCTTCGACAACCCAAAAGCTATTGGGTGGATGAATGAACTTAGAGAGCTCTCTGTCAAAGTAAACGCTGAGTGGGCCAAGAAACTCGGCATCAATCAGTCAGTTGCTATCACCTGTGTGAAACCATCTGGAACCGTATCACAGCTTGTTGATTCAGCATCCGGTATTCACCCACGTCACTCGGAATACTATCTCCGTACTATTCGCGGTGATAACTTCGATGCAATGACGACATTCCTTAAGGCTCAAGGTGTTCCAAACGAGCCAGATGTGATGATGCCAAACAAAACTACTGTGTTCAGCTTCCCCCAGAAGTCACCAAAGGGTGCTGTCACACGTCATGACATTACCGCTCTAGAACATCTTGAAACTTGGCTAACAGTTCAGCGCGAGTGGTGTGAACATAAACCTTCTGTAACCATTAACGTTGGTGAAGACGAATGGGTAGACATGGCAGCATTCGTTTATAAGCACTTTGATGAGATCACCGGAGTAGCTTTCCTGCCACGTGACGACCACACCTATCAGCAAGCACCATATCAGGATATTGATAAGGAAACCTATGAAAAGTGGGTTGAGAATTCGCCTAAATCAATCGACTGGGATAAACTGCGCGACTTCGAAAAAGAAGATCAAACTACAGGAAGCCAGGAGCTTGCTTGCTCAGCTGGCGGATGCGAAGTAACTTCTATCTAGGGGTTGGATATGTCTTCAGAGCTAGAGCTAGGTGACTACATTAACATTCTGAAAGAACCAGAATATGATTTCTGGAACAACACAACTTCAGAGCCTGAGATAACTGGACCTGTATACAAAGTGAGACAGATTTCTCATGATCTTATTAAGAGAACCTATCGTCTAGCTTTAGAAGACATTTCAAAACCTGGTAACATTGATTATTTTGATCTAAGTGAAACAAAAATAAAAATTCTTCTCACGACAAAAGACGGCGATCCTTATTCTAAGATACTTAATAGTGCCAGATGGTCATCACCCGGCACTGATCGTTAACTGTAAAATTCGATACGAGCTAAATAGGTGTATGAAAATATCTGAAAAGAAAAACGCAAAAAAGGAGAATTTCACGTGGGCAACGAAAAGGATTTCGGCCGTCGTGGCGGATGGAAGAATGACGATGAGCGTGATGAGCGCGAATCTGAACACCTTTCCGCACCAGTTGCAGCATCGGCTGTGGCTGAACCAAAACAATTATCTAAGACACTAGTTGAACAGCTGCAGGAAATTCTTGCAGAAACTAATGTTGATGTTGAACAATTTAGTGCAGAGATTGCACAAACCGAAGCTCAGTTTGCAGATATCAAAGCTGAGTTTGATGGCGAGTTAGCTGTTCTTAATGCTAAAAAGACACGTCTAGTTGGAAAAGCATCGCAAGCTTCTGCTGCGATCGCATTCCTCATGCCACCTGTGGTTGTTGTTGTTGAAGAAGCTGCACCACCAGTCGAAGAAACAGTTGTAGTGGTTGAACCTACACCAGAACCAGTAGTTGTTGAAACTCCTGCAGTTGTGGTTGTTGAGCCTACACCAGAACCAGTTGTCGATGAAGTTGTTGTAGTTGAACCTAGCCTACCTGTTGAAGAAGCCGCTCCAGTTCCTGTTGAAGAACCAGTGGTTGAAGTTGTGGTTGTTGAACCAACACCAGAACCAGTTGTCGATGAAGTTGTTGTAGTAGAACCTGCACCAGTTCCTGTCGAAGAAACAGTAGTTGTAGATGAACCAACACCAGAACTAGTTCTACTTCCACCACCAGTCGTTGACGAAGTTGTGGTAGTTGAGCCAGTCCCAACACCTGTTGTTGATGAAGTTGTTATCATCGAAGAACCAGTTGTAATCGAAACACCTGTTGTTGAAGAAACAGTAGTCGTTGTTGAACCAACACCTGAGGTTAACCTACCAGCCCCAGTTAGTCCAGACATCATCGACGAACAACCTATGGTCGAAGATGACACAGTGGTTATCGAAGCTCCTGAAGTAACAGAGCCAATTGTTGATCCAGTGATCCCGTTCCCAGAACCAATCTTCGACACACCTGTTGAAGAAGTTCTTGTTGACGCTCCTGCATTACAAGATGCTCCTATCTTCGAATCAATCGTTGAAGAAGCACCACTAAATACTGATGAAGTATTGGTGCCATCGGCAGAATCTGAGCTTATTCTTGAGCTTCCAGCCGACAAACAATAAGAGGAAGTAGAGATGAGACTTTTAGAAGACGTACAGGGAATCGTTGATGGCATTGCCGGAGAACGAGAAAGACTTGAAAAGCGTATTAAGAACCTTCAGCAAAAACTGAAGGAAAACGAATCATCATATCAAGCAGATAAAGAGCGTATTACTAAAGATATCAAAGACGCTCAAGATGATCTTGCTGCTCTTGGTGCAAAGGCTCTTGAGTCTGAAAATGTCATCAAATATATGACAGGTAGACTTGAAGCTCAACCACCAGTAATCGTTGAAGTTATCAAAGAAGTACGTGTTGATGTCCCTGTAGAAGTCGTTCGCGAAGTCGAAAAACTTGTTGAAGTGCCAGTGCCAGGACCTGAACGTATCGTTGAGGTTCTTGGCCCTGAGCGCATTGTTGAGGTACCAGGACCTGAGCGTGTAGTTAACGTTGAGGTTCCTGGACCAACAGTTGAAGTCGTTCGTGAAGTCACTGTAGAAGTTCCTGGCCCAGAGCGTGTTGTTGAAGTACCTGGTCCAGAAAGAATCGTAGAAGTCTTAGGACCTGAGCGTGTTGTTGAGGTTCCAGGTCCGGAAAGAATCGTAGAAGTTCCAGGTCCAACAGTTGAAGTCGTTCGCGAAGTCACTGTAGAAGTTCCCGGACCCGAACGTATCGTAGAAGTTCCAGGTCCAACAGTTGAAGTTGTAAAAGAAGTTACGGTTGAAGTACCTGGTCCTGAACGTGTTGTTGAGATTCCTGGACCAACAGTTACAGTTGTTGATGACACAAAAGTCAATGAACTGCAACTCCAAGTTTCTGTGATGCAAGCTACAATTGACACACTAAGTCAACAACTTATTGATGCTCTTGCACCAGCCCCAACTCCAGTTCCTGAACCAACACCATCCCCAGATCCAGTTGTAATTGTTGAACCTACACCAGAGCCAGTTCCTGAGCCTGTGGTAGTCGTTGAACCAACACCAGAACCAGTAGTTGAACCTACTCCAGTTCCCGTCGAAGAACCAGTAGTTGTTGTTGAACCAACACCAGAACCAGTAGTTGAACCTACTCCAGTTCCCGTCGAAGAACCAGTAGTTGTTGTTGAACCAACACCAGAACCAGTTCCTGAGCCTGTAGTTGAACCTACTCCAGTTCCCGTCGAAGAACCAGTAGTTGTTGTTGAACCAACACCAGAACCAGTAGTTGAACCTACTCCAGTTCCCGTCGAAGAACCAGTAGTTGTTGTTGAACCAACACCAGAACCAGTTCCTGAGCCTGTAGTTGAACCTACTCCAGTTCCCGTCGAAGAACCAGTTCCTACACCAGTTGAAGAGCCAGCCCCAGTGGTTGTAACTCCTGATCCTGTTGTAGAAACTCCGGTCGTTGACATTCCTGTTGTTGAACCAACACCAGAACCTGCGCCAGTAGATCCGGTCGCACCAGTCGTTGATCCGGTTCCTGAAACACCAGCCTCGCCAGTAATTCCTGATTTTGATGTTGTAATCGAACCAGTAGTTACTGAACCAGTAGCAAATACAACTCCACTTTAACGCTCTAAAAAAGTAGATTAATGAACGCCCAGTGTAACAGCTGGGCGTTCACACATTCAAATAAATAATGGGTAATTCGGGAATCTGTCATGTATACATTCAAACAGTTTATTCGTGAGGGTCTGACGCACTGGCAGGCAGAGCTTGCACAGAATGTTGCTTCAAGAAGAAAGCCAGAAGTCCTAAAACAGACTGATCGTTACTTCGGAAAGGGCTCAGACGAGAAGAAACTCACAATTGCTGATCCAGGGTCTAAAAAAAGCCCAGTGCATCAAGAGGTTGAGCAGCACCTTGGAAGAGAAATTTCACATTCTGACTACCATGAGGGATTGACGCCTGCAGACCCTAAAAAACCACAAAATCGCACTAAACTCGGAAAGATGATCAAGGATTCTAGTATTCGCGATCGCTTTAATTCTGACCCATCAAGAAATCGTGACCTATCGAGTCACAAATACAATCCAGTTATCCAGCATTCTGATGAACACCACGAATTGGTCGTTCAACGTGGAGCTCACGTCGCTGGCATGTCTAACCCTGAATCGGCGCCAGAACACCCAACTGGGCATTCTTGGGCTTATGGATCAGAATCTAGATCTGAGGGAGGTCAACTTGATGGATCTTGTATGACGCATCCATCACATACAGATGTCTATCATATGGATGATGAAGAAGAAAAAGACACTCTAAGAATCCTACATGGACACGTCAGATACGGCGGCGTTGTAATGTATGGTCGTAAGAATGGTATTGACAAATATCGCGAGTTTCGTGTTCCATATCAAAACACTCAGGGACATACTATTTTCCACAAGAACAACAGCTATGGTGAACATCATCCAGCCTTTATGGATGCGGCTGAAAAAGAAGCACAGAAGATGTCTGGGAAACCACATGGTTCTGTGATCTACAAGGTAGATCGTGGAAAGTTCTACGCTGAAGGTCCTGAACACAAACTTAGACCAGGAACTACTCCTGAACAAATAAAGAATGCATTAGATAGAAATCATCCAGATTATGAAACAGATTCTGGTAATCGACTGGCTCTTTTTAAGATGTCGCAGAAATTAAAAGGGAATACGAAATGAGAACTCTAATAATCGCATTAGCTTTGATGACTGCAGCTTGTTCATCAGTGCCTGTCGTAACACCAGCGCCAGTTCCGCCGACTGAAGAGGTTGGTATACCTTCTCCAGCACCAGACGGTTATAGTCAGTTCTGCCAAGACGCCCCAACATCTCCACTTTGTTAACAGGAGACTTTAATGTCACTAAAGATCATTGATGAAGTGTTTGATATTGTAAGACGCCGGATCAGCTATGAATCTGATGAGAAGGTATTCGGTAAGGTTGAATACTGGAAATCTTGGAAGAAAGAGATTGCAGCTGGTCCAGGAAACTTTAAAGATGACTGCGATGGCTTTGCCTTGACTATGGCAGAGATGTTTATTGAACGTGGAATTAAACCTGAACACGTTGCTATCTGTTTCTGTGCAATTGTAGATGATGCGAGCCCAAGAGTTAAAGAGTACCACCTAGCCACTAAAGTTTTCAATGAAGAAGATGGTCACTGGTATGTGGTGGACAACAATGTAAATTATCCACAACGAGTAAAGAACGCCGGAGGTTATGGCTGGCGCTTTGAGTGGATTAGTAAAATGCTCGCAAGTAAACCCGGTAAAGATAATTGGGTAGAGGATCAATAATGAAAACTTTTAAAGAGTTTACAGAAGCTACTAAGGTCCGAGGATTCCCAAAGGGTTCACGAATTACCACCACAACTGTTGATAAGAGTGATATTGAACACGCTACTGCATTGTCATCAGATTTAGCTACAGCAGACAGTAAACCCTTCGTTCAAATTCATCACAATCCAAAAGATAAAACTTTTGAAATCCACACAAGACGAAGAGATGCTAAAGGTTCTCCAACCGGAACAGCTGTTGTTACGAAACACGACGAAGGTAGTTTTATACAACACGCAAATAAAGTAATGGGTAAAGTCTTTCCAGATTTTCATCCACCTGCTAAACACGCTTCAATGGAAACCAACGGAAAGAAGTTTCGTTTCAAATTAGGTAGATAAATAACATGTGGATATTTGAAGGTAAAGAGGTGGAAGAAGTTCCCGAGAACATGTTCGGGTTTGTTTACCTCATCGAATGTACAAAGAACGGCAAGAAGTATCTCGGACGTAAGTATTTCACCAAGGCTGGTTACAAGGTTGTAAAGGGTAAGCGTAAGAAGCTTCGCAAAGAATCAGATTGGGGAACCTACTATGGTTCCTCAAAAGACCTTCTCGCTGATCTTGAGATTTACGGCCAAAATTCCTTTAAAAGAACAATTCTCAGGTTCTGTCAGACTCGCGGCGAAACGAACTACCAAGAAGCCAAACTTCAGTTCCAGTTTAATGTTCTAGAAGAAAAACTGGCTGATGGTACACCTATGTGGTATAATTCCTGGATTTCAGGTAAATTTCACAGAGCATCTATTTCTAAAAAGGCTTGACAACTGTCGTGCATACACTATACTACACTATTCTATTAACAATCTTAGAAGGAAATTACGTGAATTGGGACAGGTACTCGAACACAAGCACCTAATCATTAGGGCAGAATTAAACAATCCACCAAAAGATCCAGAATCCATTAAAGAGTGGATGGCTCGTCTTGTAGATAGCATTGGTATGAAGATCCTCATGGGTCCATACAGCGTGTATTCTCCGATGGTTGGTAATCAAGGACTCACAGCAGTCACAATCATCGAAACAAGTCACATCGCGATGCACGTCTGGGACGAATGCACTCCAGCGTTGTGTGAACTCGACGTATATACATGTTCGAAACTTGATCCTAAATCTGTGTTTGATGCAATTTCAGAATTTGAACCAACGAAAGTTGAGTATCAACTAATTGATCGTGAACACGGTCTTAAAACAATTACCAACGGTAAGCGTACAAAGATCAAAGTAGTCAAAAAACAACTTGACAAAGTTGCATAAAAGCGGTAGACTTAGTTATGATACTTTTGGTATGTGGTGGTCGGGACTTTGGTTTAAAAGAAGATGAATGCCGTTTTGTTCATGATGGCATTTATAATACTTTAATTGAGAACCAAAGGACCGACAGTAGTCTTAGATACTGGGAACACACTATCCGCTCTGGTGCTGCACCAGGCGTCGATACCGTGGCATTGAAATTCGCTAAGGTCTATTGTATAACACCAGACCCTATGCCAGTCACGCAAGAAGAATACGACAAGTACGGTAAAGCCTCTCCGATAAAACGGAACGCTCGTATGGCAACTAAAATTCCAATCCCTGATTTGTGTCTCGCCTTTAATGGTGGTCGTGGCACTCAGGACATGATAAACAAAGCAAACAAATTGAAAATACCAGTCAAGCGCCTTATTATGGGTGGTGTGACTGAATTTATGGAGTAATGATGCGTAAGTACGTTATCTGGTCTAAGAACAACTGTCGGTTCTGCCAAGAAGCTAAGAGCTTCCTGCTAATGCGGAAAGCCGACTTTGAAGTTAAGACACTTGATCTTGATTACACGATGGAGGAATTCGTGAAGAAGTTTCCTTCAGCTAGAACATTTCCAGCCATCACTTGTAATGAAGAATACATTGGTGGTTTTGAACAACTGAAAGAAAGTTATTAATATGAAAATCAGACCTAAAACAGAAACACCTCGCGAGAACTTTATCAACCAGTTGACTAAAGGTCCATGCACAGTAGTCTTCACTAAAGTAGACGGTTCTGTCCGTCGAATGCCAGCTACTCTTCACCACTCGCTTATTCCTGAGAAGCAAATACCCGATGATGCTCTTAAACCTGATACCAAGGTAAATGAAGACACTGTGGTTTGTTTTGATCTTGAAAAACAAGCTTGGCGTAGCTTTAGAGTCGATTCGGTTATCAGCTTTGAACCAGCCCTGCGAGTTGAAGTATGACCCAAGAATTTCCTATTCCGCAATTCTTTACCAACAAACTCTTTGCTGAACTGTTTGAACTGTTGGGTCTAGCTGAAGCAGATCCCACAGGAAAATGTGATTATCTGTTGACGGATAAAGGTGTGGAATTCTTTTATACCAATGCCGCTGCCTCTCCGAAAGATGTTATGAACGCTTTGGGTGTTGAACTTCAATATTGGCGAGATGATGGATGTCCCATCGAAGATAAAGTGTTGGACAAATGATGGAACTGAATGAGCTCAACCAAAACGCCAATGGTGGCACCGAACTGGTGACACGTGGCCTACTCGAAAGAATCAGTCCTGAAGAGTTTGAAGGCGTGCAGCTGATCACAAGTCGAGTGCGCGAACTTAAGAAACGTCATAAGAGAATTCTTCACCTACATGACCTTGCCGGTGATCCTGAAGTCCAGCATCTCAAGTCAGACCTAAGTCGCAACCGTTTCTCGAAACTGGTGTTTTGTTCAAACTGGCAATACGAATCTTATCGTAACCAGCTTGGTGTTCCTTGGGATGACAAGTCTACAGTAATCGCCAATGGCATTGAACCACTCAATCTAAAGATGAAACCTACCGATAAGATTCGTCTTATCTACACCAGTACACCACATCGCGGCCTTGAGATTCTAGTACCGGTTTTTGAGCATCTGTATAAACAGTTTGATGGACAGATCGAACTTGATGTTTTCTCAAGCTTCAACATCTACGGTTGGCCAGAGAGAGACGCTCCGTATGAAGAGCTCTTTGAGCGTTGCCGACAGCATCCCGGAATCAACTATCATGGATTCCAACCAAACAGTGTTGTAAGAGGAGCTCTTGAGAAAGCACATATCTTTGCTTATCCATCTATCTGGCAGGAAACATTTTGTATTGCGCTCGCAGAAGCTATGTCTGCCGGTTGCTTGTGTGTCCATCCTAATCTAGCAGCTTTGCCGGAGACTTCCGGTGGATTGACGGTAATGTATGATGGTAATCAGAATCCTAATGAACATGCACAAGTGTTCGCTCATACGCTCGCTTATGCTATTGAGAACATTCGCCAGAATGATATGACACCATTATTGAGATACATCAAGTCTTTCGCGGATACTCGTTACTCTTGGACTAATGTTATCTATAAATGGCAATCACTACTAAACTCTCTGAAATAAAGAACATTTTTTGCTTGCTTTCTGTGGCCGGACGTAGTATACTGAAGGCTCAGATGAAGGAGACCACCCATGCCTCGCGGCATCAAAAAGAAACGCGCACGTAGAGCTTCCGGAACACAAACCGATGCCTTCTACGGTGCAGAGCCGATCTTTACTGGTAAAATTACTGACTCTCAACTTCACCCCACTCTAACTTGGTACAACTACACTCAAGACCCTGAGAAGGGTAAAGTGTGGCTTCTCGACTTTATGGCTCGTGAAGGTTATACGAAAGCCGAAATCCAGGCAGTCAGGCGTGTTAACTTCAACGCCATTCCTTCGGTCGTTTACTGGCTGTCTAAGATCGCTCTGAATGGAACGAAGCTTCCTAAAGACACCGTTGTTCGCTTCAAAGAACGCATTCAAACAGCCATTCAGAAGGGTGCCGGTCTCAAGGACCCTGACGCTGTCAAGGCGAAGAAGAAACCACCCAACATCCAGGAACGCATCAAAGAGAAAGGTGAGCAGCTTATCGCCGACCTTGAGGATGCTCTTGACAACTTCTTTGCCAACAAAGAAAAATTCTCGATGTACGACTTCCTACAAAAGAATGAAGTCTCTTCGCAGATCACTAACATGATCGCTGCTTATTACCAACCAAAACTTGATGAGCTCAACGAGCGCGACGCTCAGGTGACGGAAGCCTATGGGTCTGATCGCGCACGTCTGAAGAAGTTCTTCAACGAATGGTTCTCTGACATCGAGCGCTACGGCTCTAACCGTAAGGTATCGAAAGAACGGAAGCCTCGTAAGAAGAAAGAGAAGCTGGCCGTTGATGTCATCAAGCGTCTTAAGTACCAGAAAGAATTTAAGCCTCTGAAGATCGTTTCTGTCAACCCAATCGAGATGATTGGTGCGCAGCAGCTGTGGGTCTACAACACTAAATATAAGCAGCTGGCCGTTTATAATGCCGCCGGACCAGCGGGTATTAGTGTCAAGGGGACAACTCTTATTGGTTTCGATCAAGAAGAATCTGAGTACAAGACGCTCCGTAAACCTGAAGAACAGGTCGCGAAGCTTCTCTCAACTGGTAAGATTGGTCTGAGGAAATTCATGGGTGAGATGAAGACTAAAGCTCGGAGGCCGAATGGCCGAATCAACGAGAACATCGTAATTCTAAAGGTGATTAAGTGACACCTCTAGAATTTAAGTTGTATGTCGCTCTCAAAGATATGCTTCCAGATACTGATTGTAACAGACTTGTGCATGGTGTTTGTAGAAATAGAAAATGTATGATCGAAGGTAATTGGACACCAGGTGATCTAGCTTTTAAGGAAGTAGCCACCTGCCCACAATGGCGAGCAAGACAAGTCATTAAGTTTTTTGATGATGCTTTGGACAAAGAAATATAAGTATGTTTCTTGCTGAAACTCTACAAAGACTAAATAATAGAGTTACAACAGGTGCTTCATGTTCAAAGTTTACGTCATTGGGAAATCAGAGGATATCGTTCATCCTTATGTCAATTGTTATGTTGGGGTTACAAATAACCTTAAACATCGTTGGCGGGGTCATGTCAAATCTCCATATACTGTTGGTGAATATATTCGCAAACACGACCTCAAATTCAAGGATATGCATGTTATTTTTACAGGCTCTTCCGAAGAATGTTTTGAGATAGAACAGAACTTAAGGCCAATTCCTCTAATTGGATTGAACGAGGCTGTTGGTGGCCGTGGTGGATATACATCTTACACGGCAGAATCTTCAAGAAAAAAATCTCTCGCCATTAAAGCTAGTCGTAAGATTAAACCAATGACCACTTGGGCTCATAAAATTGTTGAAAACAGAAGAACCTATGATGGTGATCAAAATCCAAATGCTAAAAAATGGGTAGCAATCTCACCTAGTGGAAAACGACACAACATTACAACATCACTAGAAAAATTCTGTTTTGAAAAAGAGTTGCTATTAAGACCACTACGAGGTAATATTGGAAAAGAGGTTCCTCCCCCAACAACTGGATATGGTGGATTTAGAGCTAAGAACGAAGAGCAGCGGAAAATGCGTAATAACACAACTGGCTGGAAATTAGTGATGGAGAATTCCAAATAATTATCGTCGATCTACAACAAGTGATGATTTCTAATCTGATGATGCAGATGAGTAATGCTAGTCGTTCTCGATCAGGCACAGGTGTACCAGGTGGTGAACTTGATGAAAGTTTGCTTCGGCATATGATCCTCAACTCGATCCGCTCTTACACATCACGCTACTGTGATAAATATGGTGAGCTTGTGATCGCCTGTGATAGCCGAGGCAGCTGGCGTCGCGAGCAATTCCCCTACTACAAAGCCAATCGTAGGCAGGCTCGTGAAGAGACTACCACAATGGATTGGTCAGCGATCTTCACCTATCTCGCGAAGATCCGGGCTGAGCTCAAGGAAAGCTTTCCTTATCGTGTTATCGAAGTTGATGGTGCGGAGGCGGATGACATCATCGCGACACTTGTTCACACCTACGGACCAGAGGGTGCTCGCATCCTGATCCTTTCCGGTGACAAAGACTTCATTCAGCTTCATACATACATGGCCGTTGAGCAATATGACCCAGTACGCAAAAAGAAAATTACCCATAACAACCCCGACCTATTCAAAGCCGAACATATCATCAAGGGTGACAAAGGTGATGGTGTTCCTTCTATTCTTATGGCTGACAACTCATTGGTTCTTCGAGAGCGCGCCAAGCCGGTGACGCAGAAGAAACTTGATGTCTGGGTTAAACAGAAACCCGAAGAGTTTTGTAACGAGCAGATGCTTCAGCGCTGGCATCGCAATAAACAATTGATCGATCTAGATTGCGTCCCGAAAGACATTCAGGAAAAGATCTTGATCGAATACGAAGGTGAGGCTGGAAAAGGCCGCAAGAAAATGTTCAACTATTTCATGACACACAAACTCAAACATCTCATGGAAGTAATCGGAGACTTTTAACTATGGCATTCAAACGAGCTATCAGTGACATCATCACAGAGGCTGCTAAATTCGAAGACGACCAAGAACGTGTAGATTTTCTACGCAAGAACGATGTCGCTCCTCTTCGAGTTCTTCTTCAGTATGCGCTTGACTCGCGCGTAAGGTGGCTTCTCCCCGAAGGAGAAATTCCATACAAGCCAAACAAAGAATATCCTGATCTCCATGGTATGCTCTATTCACGTGCCCGCACTCTGTATCTCTTTGTTGAGAATAGTAACGCTCCAGCGATGACAATCGAGAAACGTGTTACACTGTGGCGTCAGCTTCTTGAAACCGTTCTACCGGAAGACGCTGAGTTTCTTGAGCGCATTAGAAACGGTCAAGTTTGGAAAACGATTAATAAGAAGGTTGTGAACAGAGCCTTTCCTGGTCTGGTCAAGTAGTAGAGAGAGAGATGAGTAAGTCAAAACATACGCGGTCTAAATTCGAAAAATATGATGAAGAGCAAGATGACTGGAGGACCAATCGCGATGAGCATCGCCGGAAGGTTTCCAACAAACGAATTAACGCCGCTCTAAAAACAAAGAACATCGATCAGCTCCGTGAGCTTGATGATGAGCTTTACGACTGAGAGATAGGTTATGGGAATCGTTACTGAAACAACTGAATCTACGATTCGGGATATGCTTGCTTCTAAAAGAACACACCTATCTATATGGGATATAGATGATACGCTCGTGAGGCATCCTGAGAACACAACAAGAATTCGAGTTGTAAAGAAAGGAACAAAGGATTATCTAAAACGTTCGGGTAAACTTGTTACTATGTCTACAGCTGAATTTGCTGATCCAAAAAGACAGAAGAAAATTATTGGATCTGATGGTGAATTGACTGATCCGGAAAGTTTTGTTGATTTTCGTAGCAGCGCTGTTTTTGTGAAGCACGCTAAGGTTATTGAGGAAAACGTAAAAAAAGCTGTATCAGAATATGGAAGAAAAGACACATTTTTTATTATGCTCACAGCTAGAGGAAATATGGATGATCCTAACGTTTTCCTAGACTATTTCAAAGGCCACGGACTAAATATGAATACTAGTACCTCTCATATTCTTAGAGCAGGAAGCTTAACTAAACTTGGTGGCGGCGCAGCTAAAAGGAAAATTATACAGGAAATTATCAAAGCAGTTCCGTTTATAGAATCAGTTGATTTTTATGACGACGCTTCAGATAACATCGCCCACTTTAGAAGAATCCGATTTAAGAACAGAAAAGTGAAAATGAGAGCGTTCCCCATTGAAAGCACCGAAAAATAATGCCCACATACAAATTCTATAACAAAAATACAGGCAAAGAGTTCATCGAGTTTATGACGATCTCTGAGCGTGACGCTTATCTGGCGGCCCATCCTAATCTAGAACAACGTGTTCATGGCGCGCCAATGATTAGTTCTCACCGAGGCGGGGACCGCGCAAAGCCCGACGGTGGGTTCAATGACGTTCTGCAGAACATTGCAGAACACCACCCCCAATCCCCGCTAGCTGACCGATATATGAAAAAGTCTATCAAGCAATTGAAGACTGAAGAAGTGATGAAGAAACACAGGAAACGTCAGCGTAACAAGTAGAGAGTTTATATGAAACAAAGATTAACCCGCCGCGAAAAAAGACAAATAGAGCATGGTGATCTTGATATAGGAACTGTTCTGAAGGACAAGGTCTTTAAAGTAAAAACTGTTGAACCTTTAACAGCAAACCAAGCCCTTTCGTTTGAAGCATGGAATAAGGGAAAGAACCTTCTCTTGACCGGAACAGCCGGCACAGGTAAATCTTTTGTCGCTTGTTATCTTGCGCTCTCTACAGTTTTCAGTAAGCCTGATGTGTATGACGATGTGACTATCGTGCGTTCAACAGTCCCATCACGTGATCAGGGATTCTTGAAGGGAAGCATTCAAGAGAAGTCCGAAGTGTATGAGATGCCATACTTCTCTATCTTTCAAGATATGTCAGAAGTTGAACACGCCTACTCGGCACTGAAGAGTAAGGGTCTAGTAAAGTTTACATCAACCTCATACATTCGCGGCATGAATCTTAAAAACACCATCTTCGTTGTTGATGAGATTCAGAATATGACAAGCGAAGAGTTGCATACTATTACCACACGTGTCGGTAAGAACTCTCGCGTTATTATGTGTGGTGACATTAGACAAAATGACTTGAAGAACAATCGTCAGAACTCAGGCTTCAATGATTATTCTAAAGTCATCGATGAGATGAAATCTTTTCGTCACATCCAATTTAATAGAGATGACATCGTGCGTAGTAATTTTGTGAAAGAATATATTATCGCCCGCGAGAATCTTGAGGATAGAGGAATTATCCAACCGCAATGTTAGTTAAGACTTTTGACAACAGCCAGCTGGTTAAGTTTCCCAAGCTTGAAACTGAAACCATCAATGGCAAACGGCATTATGTTGTGACGGCTGAGGAGAAATTCCCATCCGTCACAACGGTGCTTGATAAGACCGCTGATAAATCATACCTTGATCAGTGGAAGAAAAACGTTGGTGAGAAACAAGCCAACAAGATTTCTGAACAGGCAAGAAACCGTGGTACCGCTCTTCACTTTATGTGTGAACGCTATGTCACCAACGTTCCATTTAACATCAAAGATGAGGCACCTTCTAATGCCGCTTGTTTCCTTCAGATCAAGAAGGCTCTCGACAAATGGGCTGGAGCGATCCATGCAGTAGAGGCAACCCTTTATAGTAGGCGGCTTAAGGTTTCCGGAACAACCGATCTGGTGGCGATGTGGGACGGCGAACTGGCGATCGTGGACTATAAGACTTCTACTAAGATCAAGAAAGAAGAGTGGATTCTAGACTACATTCTCCAGTCTTCAATGTATGCTTATATGTATTGGGAAATGACTGGTATTCTAATAAAGAAGATAGTAGTTGTCATTTGCGTTGAAGATCTTAGCGAACCACAAGTGTTCGTTAAGAATCCCGGTGACTATACTAAGCAAATAGCTGCTAGAGTTAAACAGTATTACGGAACTTTGTAAATACCATCTATTGCGCTTGGCTTATAATTAAATATGTTATTGTAATATTCAACAAGTTCATTCTTTCCGACATATGGAATATAGTTTTTTTCTTTCCAAATTTTCTTTTGTGCATTAGAAATTAATTTCTTTGAATGTTGTGTATGTTTAATACCAAAACAACCTTCTCCACCATCAGTCAAATTTAATAATACACCAGTTCCATTATCTTTTCTTCCAAAGTATTGAATCATTTTCTTCTCAAGATCAAATGCTGATTCTTCTGACATATTAGTTCCTAAAAATATAATTTTAGATTTATCTTTCGGAACCTTTGCGTATAGTTTGGTTTTAAATGCGCGCTGCTTACATCCTTTACCAATATAGTATGGATGATTATACTTACTGATGTAAGCGTATACGTAATAAATATTCATTAGCTGATCTCCTACTAGATTAGAGCTAGTGGGTTTGCCGACCGCGACTAGCATTGTATTTAGCTGATATATTTATCTCATTACATGCATTTAATCTTTTGCTGCTTGCTTTTGGCTCCGATCAGGCGTATACTGATGGTGAATTAGGAGAAACAGATGCAAAGCTGCCATGTGCTCTATGGTGTTAAAGATGCTTATGACGACCCACTTTGGGGAACGGTTCCTTCACGACGCGTGATACTCGGTGTTCACCGAACCTGGGCGGGACTTCAAGAAGCTCTAGCTAAAGCGATCAAAAACGTCGATGAGTATAAAGACCCGGCGAAGCGTAGTTTGACCTTCAACTGGAACTTCGACTTCGTTGACTTTGAGACCCGCGTCCTTGAGGACTGACCCATGCTTCGTGATACCTTCACCGTTGATAACGGCGGCGAAAGAGCCAAGCCAGAAGTCTTTGAGACTGTACCAACCAAGAGGGATAATCCCTGTGATACTTGTATTCGGGCTGCTATGTGTGACGCCCAAGAAGTAGATTGTTTCGCCTTTCGACGTTGGAGTAATTGTGGTGATTACGCCGACAAACAAGTTCAACACCTAATCAGGAAATTCGAATAATGCCACAAGTTACACCAAACTGTGTTGCTCGCGTAGACCTTGCTGAGTATGAGCGTGGTTGGGGTTCAAAGATTTTTGAGCGGGTTTATTTCACCACTCGTGAAGAAGCTGTTCAATTCATCAAAGAGTACAACGAAAAGAACGTTGAGGCGACCGCTCCGGATTATTACACTGTTGCTCAGGGACCATACAACATATGAAATACGTCAGACGTATACGCATCCGTTGGTTTTGGGACCCAGGTTCATGGGTTTGGGCAATTCGTAACTATATTGATGACAACGATTATCCCCGAAATGATTGGGACATCGGACCATTATCCATCATAATTCGCAGAGTGAAAGCTTAATATGACCGTCTATGTGAAAAATCAACTGAATTTGATGTTGAAGAATCTTAATAATGTGATGTCTGCTTGTGATGAAGATGAAAAAATTCTTCTATCTAAATTAGAAAATAACCGATCAGCGCGTGCACAACATTTTATTGATGGTCAGCTGATCGTCAAACTTCTTCAGGCAATCGATATTCTCGAAGACATAAATAAGAATAAGCCCGTTTAGCTCAGTTGGTAGAGCGCCAGTTTTGTAAACTGGATGTCGTTCGTTCGATTCGGACAACGGGCACCAATTTCTGTAATTGACTAAATATTCCGCAGTCAAAGAGGAACAAACCATGAAGTCGCTTAGAGAACATCTGTCAGAATCACTTGCCGATCGTAACGGTGTCCCAAAACACTTCAATAAAAATCTCCACGCGAAGATGGTTGCTCACGCAAAAGATCATATTAGCAGCATCGCAGATGACATTGAAGACGGTGTAAACTCGGCTGCTAGGGTTATGGGTAAACATAATGCCGGTAGCGTTTATCACGGTGTAGAAGACCATCTCGCTGACCATCTACATGATAAATTTCATCGTCATCCAGGCTATAATGACGCAGCGACAGTTGGACCTGGTGTTCAAGGAAGATCAATTGCTCGTCACGTCGCTAAAAAGGTAACGGCGATGTATATCCACGATGACCGTCCTGAATATCGTGCTGCTGTTCGCAATCATGAAGCGAAACAAAAACGAGCCGAAGCTGCTAAGAACCGTCCAGCACGCGTTCCTAAGCCAAAACCAGAAAAAGCTAGTGGACCACTTAAGCACGTTTGGGTAAGTGGTAAAACTGGTAATAAGTATGTTCCCATGCGTCTACCACCATGGAAACCAGCAGAGAAATAAATTCCCCAACTTAGCTCAGTGGTAGTAGCGCTGGCTTGTGGCGTCAGATACCTGAGTTCGATTCTCAGAGTTGGGACCATAATCGCGGTAGCTTAGTAATAACCTTGTGAGATCCTGTGTACAGGGATAAGATGGGTTCGGTAGTTCCAGTATTGACGACGGGAGAGTCCGGAATGCTCCTGCCAGCCGGTGGAACTAGACTTAAAGCCCTAGTAGCCTAGGAGACGGTGTGAAACCCCGCGACCAATTTATCATGAGGACTGTTATGAACAAGTATAGAATCAAGGTTAAGACGGGTGAGGCAACCTACTACTTCCCCCAAAAACGATTCTTCTTTATTTTCTGGTTTAATCTAGATAGAGCCCCGAACTGGGATATCGGCCCAAACGGCTCTACTACTAGCATATTCTATGCCAAAAAATGCATAGAAGAAGATAAAACCAGAAACAAATTTGTCACCACATACAGATACATGTGAAACATGAACATCCTATTCCTTGACATTGACGGTGTACTTAACTCTCATGAGTGGTACGAGAAAAACGTAAAACAAATCCATTCTGAATCAAGCATGTTTTGGCGCTCAGTAGCTGAGCTAGATCCGGCAGCTTGCGCTCTCGTGAACAAACTCTGTGAAGAAGAAGACCTAAAGATCGTAATCACATCCACATGGCGTAAGCTTCATGATGTGTTTCAAATCGAGGCTATGTTCAAAAAGAAGGGTTTGTTCGCGGAAGTTTTTGACAAGACACCCGACCTAAAAGGTAAGGCTCGCGGATACGAAATTCAAGAGTACCTAGACACAACTCCCGGTATCGAGAAATATGTCATCCTTGATGATGATTCTGATATGCTGAGTGGTCAACCATTTGTTAGAACACTGTGGTCAGTAGGGGTTCAACCAGACGACATTGAAATCGCGAAGGAAGTTCTCAATGGACGACTTAGTTCTATCGCAATCTGAAATAACAGATTCTTTCTTTAGTTTCAGAAGTGAGATCATTGGTCCGCTGATTCCTGAAAGAGACTTGGAAGAGGTACAATCGCTCGAGTATAATTTCCGACTGAACAACTACTCTTCTGATGATAATCTAGAAACCAGCGTCATCCTAAAATTCATCGACGACTTTCCAATCGGAATGAAGTCTGGTGGTCTTATCTTTAAGTGGAAGTTGAAAATATGAACATTAACGAAGAAGAATTGCAATCAATCAGAAGAATGCTTGACGACGCTGTTCTTGTCGTCGAAGTGGTCCGCGCAAACTGGTATGATATTCAATGGATTCCGACAGATGAAACGAATTCCGCCTTTTCGGCTACAATAACAGCCTTTCAGAGAGAACAAATTAACCAACTTTTCGAGTATTTACTAGGAAATTCAACGACTTAGCAGATTAACACTTTTTAATACTTTTTTTCACGTTTTGATTGCCTTTTATGCTGTATTAGAGTATACTCTTATTTGTTGGGTCAGAAAAACCTGCCCACGTGAAACAGGAAATTGATAATGTCGCATATGATTGAAATGGTCGATGGCGTTGCCCAGATGGCCTGGACCGGCGAGACACCTTGGCATGGCCTTGGTAAACAAGTCCCCGCTGATCTGACTCCGCAACAAATGATGGAAGCTGCTGGTCTCGACTGGGAAGTCGAAAAGGTTCCGGCGTATGCTACGGTCGGTAAGAAGCGTATCGCTGTCGGCAAGTCCGCCCTGATCCGCAAGTCGGATAACCGTCTGCTCGACGTCGTGGGCGATGACTGGAACCCCTGCCAGAACGCCGAAGCGTTCGAGTTTTTCAACGACTTCATCGGCAACGGTGATATGACGATGGAAACTGCCGGCTCGATTATGAACGGCAAACGCGTCTTCGCGATGGCGAAAGTGAAAGAGTCCTTCGAACTCTTCAAAGGCGACCGAGTTGACGCCAACCTGCTCTTCTCCAATCCCCACATGTATGGTAAGACGATCGACATTCAGTTCACGCCGGTCCGTGTCGTTTGCTGGAATACGCTGTCGCTGTCTCTGAGCCTCGGCTCTAAGAACCGCGTGTCCGTCTCTCACCGCGTCAAGTTCGATGGTGATTCCGTCAAAGAGATGATGGGCGTTGCGAAAGACAAGCTTCAGACCTACAAGGAAGCAGCAGCGTTCCTCGGGTCGAAGCGTTATGATGAAGAATCGATCAAAGAGTATTTCGGGCGCATTTTTGGTTCTAAAGAAGACAAGAAAACTGGTGAAGACAAGAACTCTCGCAATGCACGAATTGCGTACGACATTCTTGAACAACAACCGGGCGCCGAGTTTGCTCGGGGTTCTATGTGGCAAGGATTTAACGCTGCCACGTTCATGGTTGACCACGTTATTGGTCGCAACGAAGATAACCGTATGAACTCAGCTTGGTTTGGCTGGGGACGTAACCTGAAGGTTAAGGCTCTTCAAACTGCTATGGAAATGGCTGCTGATATGCCTGATCTTCATAAGCCGAAGTCTAAGAAGCTTGTTCCTGCAGCCTAATCCAAAACCAGGAACCGTCTGATCTGTAAGAGCGCTTCATACCTCGGTGCGAGGCGCTCTTTTTCTTTCTGATCTCAGATGACTCAGGACCAGTAGCTACCCCTTTGTTCCAAGCCGGAAGTTTCTTAGCTGCTTTAGCGTATCCGCCAAGAACAGAATTTCTTTTGTTAGCTTCATGATTGTAAAGACCAGGACCACCATCACCTGACTCAAGCATTAAATTTGCCCACTCATTTGATTCAACAACATTCAGTTGTTTAGAAAGTTGTTCTGAGTAAACTTTAAGTTCTTCATTAGAAGAAAACTCTTTAATCACATACGTTGAAACGTCATTCCCGTGTTTTCTTAAATGATTTTTCCAACGTTTTCCTGATCCTTTGTATGTGTGTGGGTTTTGTTTCGTTTTACCGAGATATTTTAGATTGGTTTGGTTGTGAATTTTGATGTACAAATAAATAGTCATGCTGGCCTCCTACTTAGGTTAGAGTCGGTGGGACTGGTACTCCGCGACCGATATTCTATTTATCTTTAACCTTCTTCTACTCTGGGGGAGGCTTCGGTCTCCCCCAATCTTTTCAGGTAATGTATGAACGACAAGAAATCACACATAAAAGAACTCGCCGATATCATGTTTTCTGTAAATCCTCTGAAAATGCGATATCTTCGCGAGAGAATTTCTCTTCTAACAGATGAAGAGATGCTTGAGTTTGCTCAGCAAGTCGATTATGTTTATCAACAATATGCGGAAAACATCTAATGAAATCGGTTTGGAAATTTAAAGTGCATATCACTGACGTTGTTAAGGTCGATATGCCAAAGGACGCAAAAATCCTTTTCGCAACTGTTCAGCATGGTGATCCTTGCTTCTGGGCAGAAGTTGATGTGAATGCTCCTACTGAGACACGTTTCTTCCGTATCTATGGAACTGGTCACCGTATCCCAGATGACACTGGCCGCTACCTTGGCACCTTCATGATGCATGGCGGCGACCTTGTCTTCCACGCATACGAGTAACGATCATGGGTATTGAAGTTCCGAACGTTAGAGTCCTACTTGAAGATGGCGGACAACTCTACACTATGACAGGTATTGCTCCGCGATATCCTCGCCTGGGTGAGAAGATTGTCTTTGGTGAGTCGCGATACGAAGTGATTAGTGTCGAGCATATCATCAAAGGTGTGTTCGGTACAAACACAATAGTTGTTCACGTTATTATTCGGCCTGAGAAAGTTTAAGATGTTCTATTTCTGGTACTGTTTTGACGACTGGCTTGCTGGAGTAACGGCTACCCCATGGGTGGGCGATGTTCCTTGGTGGGTTCCTCTGGTTGTTAGCTTGATGCTTTCGCCATTTATGACTTGGAAATACAATAAGGATGAATAATATGTACTTCAGTAGGGACGGTGTTCTTATGGTTCAAAGAAACGAATCTGAGTTTTGGGTTGAAGAAACAAATGTCACCTTCAAGGGTGCGTGGTGGTTTCCGCCAAATTGGATCACTATGCCACTAGCAGCCTATCGGCGCAAGCTGAAAGAGATGCAGGACCTGCACTATGACGAGTAACAGATAAATATGAGTGGATCGAGGACTTAGGTCCTCGAACATTCATACACGGAGTTCTGTTATGTCAAAGAGAGAATTAATCTCTAAGAATTATTACCTTGATGAGTTCACATACTCACCAACAGCTGTAGCCCGCAAAATCGACAACACACCAAACGTAGAGCACGTTGCTAATCTGCGTCATGTTGTTCAAAACGTTATTCAACCAGTCAGAGACAACTTCAAGCGTGCGCTGAAGATCAACTCTGGGTATCGCTCACCTGCTCTTAATCGTGCCGTTGGTGGTTCTATGAATAGCCAACATGCCTCCGGTGAAGCTGTAGACTTTGAGATCGAAGGTCTGTCTAATAGATTAGTCGCTGACTGGATCGCAAAGCATCTCAATTACGATCAGTTGATCCTTGAGTTCTACAACCCGATGGAGGGTGTCAACTCAGGTTGGATTCATGTATCACTCAGAAAAACAGGTATAAATAGGAAAGATCGTCTTGTAGCATACAAAGACGGCAAGTCTACAAGATACGAGAAAGTCCCAGACTTCACTAAAATTAAATGAGGATAACATGTCTAAGTACACATACGAACTATACATCGATGCTGGTAACGAATGGCGTTATCGCTTGATCGCTGAGAACGGCAACAACGTCGGTAGTTCCGGTGAAGGTTACAAGAACTTCGGTGATGTTTTCGCATTGGTGAATAAGATCAAGAGCGCTGACTCTGACATCAAGATCATCAAAGAAGGTAATGACACTAAAGAATTTCTCACGGAGTAAACATGGGCAAGCGTTTACAAACAATCAAAGAAGCTCTTAAACCAAAGATGACTATAAGAGACCATAAAAAGGCTCTTGAAGATCTTTGGAAGGCTCACCATGCTGCTTGCCGAACACATGAAGATGCTATTAAGGAGTTGCGTGCCAAGAATGATTCTACTCCTTCAGGTAAAGCAGCTAAAGCAAAACGTGACAAGAAATCGAATGATGCGTGGGCTGATTATCGTGAACCAGGTCGTTCTAAACCACATGAGACAGGTTGGTAATATATGATTGTTTGTAGCTGCCGCCGTATCAGCACTAATGACCACAAGTCAGAAGCTGAGTTAAAGAAACGTCTTAGACAAAAAGACGTTGGTTGTGGTAAATGCCTTTCGAAAAAGGCTTGACATTATTGCTGTTTCAGGATATAATTAAAGGATAGAAAGATGTCAGAAGATTCAAACTTATCATTAAAAATAACTGAC